GATGTTCCGACTAAGATTTCCCCCACAACTGGTAAGGAAATTCCCGCGTTAGCGAAGACGGACGAAGAGTTCCTTTCCCTCCAAGGACACCAGAACGCACTCGTCGCTACAGCGGCTGCAGCACGTCTCGACGCAAAGTCTACTATTCTACAGACACGTATTCAAGCGTTCATGGACGCGGCAAATGCACACCCCAATAAAAAAGTGCCAATACCATTGAAGTACTATGGTGCTGATACTACTGGTAGGTGGTCAGGTTGGGGGTATAACCCACAGAACTTGCCACGTGTAAATCCGTATGACCCAAAACCATCTGATGCTCTAAGGTCGTCGTTGGTTGCTCCAGCTGGGAAGAAGATCGTCGTCGCTGACCTGAGCGGCATCGAGCTACGCGTCAACCACTTCTTGTGGCAAGTACCATCTAGTATGAAGATGTACCAAGCTGACCCCGAAAAGGCTGACTTGTATAGAGACTTTGCAAGTAAACTGTACGACATACCACCTGATCAGGTGTCTAAGCAACAACGACAAGTTGGTAAGGTAGCGCACCTAGGACTAGGTTTCGGTGCGGGTCACGTTACCTTTCAGAAGGTTGCAAAACTAATGGGGGGTGTAGATATTACAGAAGATGAGAGTAGAGATATAGTTGATAGGTGGAGGTATGAGTACAACGAAATATGTATGGGTTGGAAAACTTGCCATAAAGCACTACCTACTATACTGCGTGGCGCAGAAGGAGCATCAGTTGATCCTTGGGGATTTGTTACTCCAGTAGAGGGGGGTCTGCGTACGCCCAAGGGTATGATACGATATCCAGACTTGCGTATACAATACGACGATGAAAGAAACCAACAAGAGTTTTGGTATGGCAGTGGTCGTAACTGCGCTCGTATATATGCAGGGAAGATCGACGAGAACATCGTTCAGCATCTCGCGCGCTGCGTAATCGCCGACAACGCATTAACTGTACAACGCGAACTTGGTTTGAACCCTGCATTGATGGTGCATGATGAGCTCGTATACGTCGTCGACGAAGATGCGGCCCCTGGAATACTCAACGACGTGCAATCAATAATGCGAACCCCACCAGAGTGGTGGCCCGAGTTGGTTACGTGGAGTGAGGGTAGCATCGGAAATAATTACGGCGAAGCTAAATAAAATACTTGCAATGTGTATATATGTGTTTATATATAGGAATACTCGCCCAGTACTACGCCTTTGTAGCACTCGATTTAAGTTACTCCTGTTTCTTAGAAAGGTGACACAAGTGGTAAGACACTTTAGGGTTTATCTGATGTGGCGATCAGACGAGTAGGTACGGCCGTGTAAGGGTGGTGGTTCTCCGTGCAGTGGAATTAAAAATATTAGTCCACCGCCCTACCTAAAACAAAGGAGACAGTTTTGGAACTAAAGCACCCTTGGAGCTATTCGGCGTTAACCGCATACGAAACATGCCCAAAGCGTTATCAGCTTACCAGAGTTACTAAACAAGTTGTTGAACCACAGAATGAAGCAACTAAGTGGGGTAACGAAGTACACAAAGCGTTGGAACTGTTTGCTAAAGGACAGAAACCTTTACCTAAATCTTTAGAAGATTACGGCAAGTATGTTCGTAAGATACAGAACATAGAAGGAAAACGTGTTGTTGAAGAACGCGTTGCGCTTACGAAGAACTTCCACAAAACGACGTGGATGGCGAAAGATGTGTGGGTACGAGGAGTTATAGACATAGGTGTTATTGGTTCAGACACTGCGTATCTGCTTGACTGGAAGACTGGTAAACATCGACCCGACAGCGATCAATTGAAGCTATTTGCGGCTTTGGCGTTTGCTATATACCCTTGGATATCTAACGTGGTAACTGGTTTTATCTGGCTAAAAGATAGAAAATTTGACAAAGAAAAATTTACACGCGAACAGGCAACAGACATATGGAATGAGTTTCTACCGCGTCTGTCAAGGCTTGCGCATTCCTACAACGACGACAAATGGCTACCTAAACCATCAGGGCTTTGTAAAAATTGGTGTCCAGTAGGACGTTCATTGTATGAGTTCTGTGGAGTATAGATATGGCGACAACGCCCGAAGGAAAAGTAAAACGGAAGGTAAAAGAATATCTTAAATCTATTGGCGCTTGGTATTATATGCCAGTATCTAATGGCATGGGTAGGTCTGGTTGTCCTGACATACTTGTGTGTTTTGATGGTAAGTTTTTCGCGTTCGAGACGAAAGCGCCCGGCAAGATCAACAACGTCACACCAAACCAACAACGCGAGATTGAGGAGATAATACGTGCTAATGGATCTGCTCATGTGGTAGACTCGGTTGACCAAGTTAAAGTGATAATGGAGAGCTAAATGACAAAGACATCTAAAAAGGCATTAGCGACAAAAGCTAAATACAATAAGAAACCTAGTGTCCAAAAGAAACGCGTCGTCAACAACAAAGCACGGAGGCAAGCTATGCGCGACGGACGTGTAAAGAAAGGCGATGGTAAACATATAGATCATAAAGTACCTCTCGACGCGGGAGGTAGCACAGCTAAATCAAACACCAGAGTGGTAAGTGCGAAAGTCAACAAAGGTTGGCGTAAAACACGACCCTCTATGTATACAAAGAAAGGGTAAAAATGTTAGTGTGGCAAGACAAACAAGCGTTGATACTGAAAACTAGAAATCCAGATCGTATTCTCAATGTATTACCATCTGCAAAACAGTTTAAGGTAAAAGGCAATCCGTTTGTAGCCGTTCCGCATAGAACGCGTGAAACCGTTGCATTACGGCACTTAGGGTTCAATGCGCCTGCCCCCATACGTACTTACTACGAATGGTCGGGGCAGTATAAGCCGTTCAAAGCGCAGATGGAAGCGGCGGCATTTTTGTCAACACACAAACGAGCATTTAATTTAAGTGAATTAGGAACGGGTAAGTCGTTAGCGTCTTTATGGGCGTACGACTATCTAAAGAGCGTCGGTCAACTGAATAAGGCGTTAGTAGTTTCTCCGTTGTCTACGCTGGAACGCACGTGGGCCGACGAACTCTTTAATCACTTTCCGCATTTAACTTTTGGTGTGTTACATGGAACCCGTAAGAAAAGGTTGCAGTTACTAGAACAAGACTATGACGTATATATAATTAACCATGATGGAGTAAACATCATTGAACCTTACATAAAACACAGACGCGATATTGATTTAGTAATCGTTGACGAAGTCGCTCAGTGTGCCCGCAACGCAGGAACGACGAAGTGGAAAGCTATCAATATGGTAGTTAATCGTCATGCAGAACCACGCGCATGTTGGGCAATGACGGGAACGCCTACACCTAACAACCCTACAGATGCTTGGGCGCAGTGTAGACTAGTATCGCCTGATAACGTACCACCTTATTTTGGTAGGTTTAAGAACCAAGTAATGAAACAGATAACACAATTTCAATGGCTACCTAGACCAGAAGCAACAGATATTGTTCGTAGAGTTATGCAACCATCAGTGCGGTTTACACGTGATGAATGTTTGGACTTACCGCCAGTTATGTTTGAAACAAGGTCTGTGCAGTTAACAACCGAACAGAACAAAGCATATAAAGAAATGCTTACAAAGCTACGTACAGAAGCAGAAGAAGGAGAGATTACAGCAGTTAACGAAGCAGTAAAGATGGGTAAGTTGATACAGATAGCTTGTGGTGTAGTGTATGCTAACGATGGTACAGAAGTATCTATACCTTCATCGCCACGTATTGACGAAACACGTTCAATCATTGAATCCGCAGAGGGCAAGGTCATTGTATTTGTACCTTACGTATCATCTGTGAACATGGTTGCGAAAGAACTTAGCGCCGATTTTAGTGTAGAAGTTATACACGGTGGCGTAAAGAAAGCTGAACGCGATAGAATATTCAGAGCGTTTCAATCAGCAAAAGACCCAAAAGTATTAGTCGCACAACCTGCGGCTATGTCTCACGGCTTAACTCTAACAGCCGCGAGTACAATTATTTGGTATAGTTGTGTAACGAGTAATGAAATATTTGAACAAGCCAACGGACGAATCAATCGCCCCGGCCAAAAGATGAATAATTTTATTATAATGCTAGAAGGTTCGCCAGTTGAACACCGCGTCTACAATCGGCTGCAGAAGAAGCAACGACTGCAAGGCGCACTTCTTGATGAAGTAAAAGCGCATCAAACAAAACTTATAGCTTGATTTTTACAAAAAAGTGTTTATGTGTTTACATGTTAATACATATAACTTAAAATAGGTGAATAATGGTTCTTCTCGATACAACACAACTATCTGAAAAACTTGGTCTTTCTAAAGGCGCGTTACATCAACTGCGTCGAAGAGAGGCTAGTTTCCCCGCGCCCATCAAAGTGTCTCAAAAGATTTTAAGATGGGACGAAACAGACATTGAAAAATGGCTAACAACAAAAAAGAAGGAGAGTAAAATTGAATATGCAGGCGAAAATGAAAGTGTCGGATGTTGATGACGCATCACTTCTAAAATTATTTATTGGTTTACGTGATCGACGAGCAAAGCGTAAGGCTGATTATGAAGCCGATGATGCAAGCGACAAAGATAAACAGCTATTGATTGAGATAGAGTTTCTGCGTCGGTTCAACGAACGTGGTATAGATAACGTGTCTTCCCGTGAGCACGGTACTGCGTATCGTTCAACACGATCATCCGTGACCGTCGAAGACCCCGATACATTTATGAACCACGTAACTTCCAACAAAGCATGGGAATTACTAGATGTACGTGCTAAGAAGAAAAGTTGCCAAGACTATCAAGAGCACCACGGCGAACTTGTTCCCGGCACAAAATACAGCGAAACGCAAGTTGTAAACTTTCGGCGTAAGTAATGTTTGAGTTTGCAGAACCCCCTATAGACGCTGTTATTGTCAATGCTTTTGACAAAATGAGAGCGTATTATTCAGATGATGAAACAGTTATTTGTACATCTGGCGATGGTATTACACCAATAAAAAACAGTTCTGTACCACAAGCAAAACAATGTGCTGTATGCCCCCAATCATCTTGGGGTTCACGAATTACACCTAACGGAAAACGTGCTAAGGCTTGTACTGAGTATGCGACCTTGAAACTTATTACTTTAGAAGAGCCTAGTCGTTGTATGTTACGTGTACCATCGACTTCTTTACGATCTTTCAGAGAATATAAGAAGTCACTTTCTAGTAGAGGATACGGTCTTAAGAACGTAGTAACACATATAAATGTACGCCCACTTGAGAACTATAATCTACTAACTTTCAAGGTCGGTCGCTTTCTAAAAGAGATCGAACTTAATTCAATCGTTCGTGTGTCTAAAACTGTTCGACCGCAGTTTGAAAAGACAAGCGGATATATTTATTAATCACTAAAATGGAGACTATCATGACTGATAAAAAACCAAAATTTACGTCTTATATCGTGACGGGAGCTACCGCTCTATATCCTCGAATTGATAAAACTTACAAATTTGAGAATAATGGACGTATGCCTTGCGCCCCAACTGACGACGGTGCTGAGTACACCATGAGCCTTGTTTTGACAAAAGAGCAGGCTGTTCCTTTGTATAACGCTATGAAAACTGCGTACAATGAGGGCAAAGACCCCAAATGGAAGGAGTTTCCTCCCAGTGACGAGGTTTTTGAACGCAATGAAAATGGCGAGTACATTGCTAGAACTAAACTCAAAGGTGCGTTTAACGGCGAACCTACATCTATTGCTCAATTTGATTCTAGCAATAACAAACTACCGAGTGACTTCATGTTAACAACGGGGTCTAAAATCAACGTGCTTGTATCGCTTGTTGTCTACGACCCAAAAAATGGCTCTGGTATATCCTTACGATTGCGTCAGGTACAGGTTATCGACTTAGCAGAGATGAAAACGCGGTCTGCTTTTGATACTATTGAGGGAGGATTCAACTCCACAGTAGAGGGTTTTGCAACTGATATTGAAACTCCTGCGGATAAAGCTGCTGAAGCAGATGAGTTTGATGAAGCACCTAAGCCAAGTAAAACTAAGGCTGCGGTGAAGGCAAAACCGAAGTCCACGTATAGTACAACTGAAACTAAAAATACTAAAAAGGTTGAGGACTACGACGAGGTCACTGAGGCTCTCGAAAACCTTGATTTCGATGAGTAATTAAACTTCAAAATTTCTAGGTAGCCGGAGCTTTTTCGGCTACCATTAATACTTTAACACATTATGGAGGTAATGATGGACACCTTAGAGTTTTTCGAGTGGCTACTGCCCTCGAAAGGGCACATTGTGCTTGGTGTTCCAGAAACAAATGAGCATGGCAGATCTTGGTGGAAGAACAGAAAGTTTGCGACGATTGCAAAAGCGGCTTCTGAAGCTGTTAAACTGGATGCGAACAGTGAAGTCTACGTCGCAATCAACTCATTTGGAGACTGGTACAAAGATAAACAAGACCGATTTAGAATACGTACGCAAGACAACGTTGCGTGGTGCAAGTCCTTGTATGACGATTATGACGTTGATGCTAGTGACCCAAAAAAATACAAGGACAAGAAAGAAGCCATAGCCGACGTTGCAAAGTTGGCCAGCGCCTTACGACTGACGCCTTCAGTTATAGATAGTGGTGGAGGATACCACACATACTTTCATTTAGATGAAGAAGTAGATAAAGCTACATGGATAGAATTAGCAACACTTAAACGAGACATAACAACATTTCTCAACATGAAAATAGATCGCGCTGTAGACTTGGATTCTGCACGTGTATTAAGACCTGTTGGCACACATAATAAAAAGTATGGTACGCCCATACCCGTAAAGATGCTCAAGCAGGGAAAACGTTATTCAGTTGAACACTTACGTTCAACCATGCTGAAGTTTATAGAAGATAACAATATACAACGAGCCGTCAAAAAGGGCGGATTTGGAGACTTTGTTGAGTACGGAGAAAAGTTAGACCGCAACCAAGCACGTGAAGCGGTAATGAATGGCGAAGAATGGCACAACAATATGCTGAAGCTAGTAGCTTCATGGGTTACAAAAGGTAACACAGATGCAGAGATACATGGACTAGCAAAAGACCTTATACTTGAGGGGTACTCTGAAGAAGATACACGCGCTGAGGTACAGAAGATGATTGATGGTGCAAGGAGCAAAGGCTTCTGTCCACCAGAGATTGAGCCTTCCGTCGCGCAGAATGCGGCCGCAGCAGGTGACGACGACGATGACGGTAAACAAACCAATAACGCGACAGTGATTGAAGGGCAAACTATACCTTACTGGAACAACAAACTGTTTAGGTGGAACGGTGTCGCGCTTTCCCGGGCCTACACCGACGACGACGGTGCAGTATCTTGGAAACCTTTTTGCAAAAGCTTTGTGTACCCAATCAATCGTATTAAAGACAGCGAAGGCACATGGGTTATTCATTGGAGAGCCAAAGAGAAAAACGGTAGTTGGAGAGAGTTCTTTATGCCAACATCTGAGTTGGCTATTCCTGCACAGATGTCTGAGACTTTTTCAAGCCACGAAGTATTTTTAACAAGAACAAGAAACGCGAGGAATGATATGGCAGAATTTGCTGAAACATTAATCGAAACACTACAAAGGTTTCGCGTTGAGACAAAGACTTACGGACAGTTCGGTTGGACAGAAGATCGTAAGGGATTTGTACTTGGCACTAAAATGATTACAGAGAAAGGTTCACAAGAAGTATTGTGTGACCCCAACGTGCCTACAGACGTGGCAGTAGACTTTGGGCGTAAAGGCACACTAGAAGAGTGGATTTCAAACATTGATACTCTATACAATAGAAAAGATGCTGAACCTTTCCAATTTGCACTCTGTCATTCTATGGGAAGTATTCTTGTAGAGTTGATGGGTTCGTCAAACTGGCATGGGCTACCTCTAGCATTTACTGGACATGGCGGTACTGGTAAATCAACAGCCGCAAAAATTGCTTGTGGGTTCTATGGAAACCCCGAATATATGGAAAGGCAAACTGGCGACCAAGGTGCTACACTCAACGCCGTAATCAAACGTATTGCTATCATGGGTTCTGTTCCTCTACTCCTTGACGAGTTTTCTGGTAGAACGTCGGAGGAGTTGACACGTACGGGCTATGCACTCGCCAACGGACGAGACAAGGAAAGACTGTCCTCTAGCGGTCGGTTCGCTACAGTGGGTGGTCAGTGGTTCAAAAACTCTTTCATCACCTCCAATGACTCAATTTTGGAGTCTATAGCCAAACTTCCGGCGGGATATAAGGTTGAAGCTACTCAGTTACGCTTCTTTGAGGTATCACTACCCCAAGACTATAGAACAGCTGTGTTCCCTGATATTACCCAAGAGTTTGTAGAAAACCATATGGATAACGTGTATGGGGAAGCGTGTCTTCCGTACATAAGGTTCGTGATCAAACATCGTGATTGGGTTCGTCGACAACTGGTAGCTGCGCGCACCAAGTTCAACCCAAAAAGCGACGACGATAACAAAGAACGTTTCTACCGCGACACGATCGTTACTGCGCTAGTTGCAGGCAAAATTGCAGAGAAGATAGGACTTGTATCGTTTGACATAAATGCAATGGGCAGGTGGGCATCAGAACAAGTAATCAAGATGCGTGAGAGTAGACGTGAGGTAAATACAAGCGTTCAAGAGCATCTAGCCGCGTTTATTGCTACTCTGCATGGACGACTCATCGTTACCAAACGCCTTGGTTCAGCAAATACAACCAAGGAAGATACATCTATGCCTTTACGTAGCGTACCCGCAGGGCGTCTGTGTACTGAGGACAAGAAAGCATTTATAACGGTCAAGTCTATGACGGATTGGTGTAAAGAAAACTCTGTTACGCCTGCATCTATACGTGAAGAACTCGATAATGCAGGGTATTTAATTATGCAACCAACGGGAGAGCCCAACAAACGTATGTATATTGGTCAAGGTTCTACAATACCAAGTGGTATGGCTCGTTGCTACGAACTCAACTACCACAAACTTATGGACGGTGTAGGTGTGGGATTAGCTACAACACCGATTGTTGAAGATGTAGAAAAAAAGCCCCCAACGGAGGATGTGTCAGGGGCAGTTTAAGTGGCACGTATGCAGGCAAGAGCAGTAAAGTGTGCCGACTTGGGAGGTATTACACTACTATAAGCCGCTTTCTCTAATCTTTGTCAACCTTAAATTTACGGCGTGTTCATTGCATTTGTTACAAATTTTGTTTGGTTTATCAGCTAATGGTTCAGGATCATGAGCGTCCATGATGTTGTTTATTTCTCTATTACAAAGACAACAGTATATTGGTTTCGCAAGTTTTTTGTGGGGGGAAAAACTATTGAAATGTACTTCCATTAATTACCAAACTTTCTTCTAGCTTTTTTCTCTCTTTTTCTTTGTTCTCGTGGTGCTTTAATTAAGTCTGAAACTGGTTGTTTGTTTAAAACTCCCGGCGCGTCATTAAAGAAAGGTCGAACACGGTCTTTTGCTTTTTGAAGATCTTTCCATTCACCACGTAAATCACTCATTAAATCAGTATCTCTATTTTTATATGCTTCAATATATGACTTACGTAGTCTTCCGCTTTGTTTACTAAAATATTGTTCAAGCTCAAATTGTTGCCCTCTTGTCCATTTTATTTTTTGAATATCAGAGCCGGGAATACCTAGTGAATTTAAAAAGATACTAAGCCCGCTTATTTCTCTAGGGTCTACAACTATATCACCGTTTCTCATTGTGTAGCCTTCAGTAGCTAATCTATAGCTTTCTAGTACACTTCGTATGCCTTTGGGAACCATGTATTCAATACCTTTTATTGCGTCTCCTTGAGCGAAATATTCTGCTGCTCTAAAAAAATTACCCGCTGTGGTTCCGGCAGGCCCTACAGACCCTGCTATTATTTCTTTCCAACCAGCTTCACCTAATTGAAAATCTACGTAAGGTAGTGGATGAAAAATTTTGTTTTGGCTTAATTTAGCACTCAAATCAATACCTACTAATCCAAGCACACCTCTTGAAAGAACATCTCCAAATAAACCATCATCTATATTCTTTTTTATCCAACGCTCAAGATCTTGAGGTTCATCTTCATCTCCTAGAAATGTTGCTAGCCAGAACAAAGTAGAAGATAAAGGCAGACCTACTGATCCTGCAAAAATACCTGCATGAGCAAGTGAGTACATTAAAATACGTTTGCCTGCGGCTCTTGATTGTGCCGTTTCTCCTTTGAACATTTGTTTGAATGCGCTTGAATAATGCCAAGCCATGAGTAATTGATATTTACGATATTGAGTTATTACTTTTGGTAGAGCTTTGATTAACAAAGGCGCATCTAAACTAGAAAAATTACCTTGTGTATCTTCAACAACAGAAACAGCATATTCTTCAGCTGACATCTTCATATCGCTAATTCGTTCAGGATACTTTTTTGCCATGTCAAAAGCAGATATAGCGGCTGATATACGATTAACAGCTTCAACTAAACGTGAAACTTGATACAATTTGTGTGTTGTTTTTCCAAGAGTATCAGTAGCTACATTTAGCGTATCAAAACCAGTATCAAATCGTTCAAAACTTGTTAAGTCTTCTTCCATACCTACGTCAAGTAATTGAGATAACTCCATTCGTTTCAGAAGATCTCTATATTCAGGAGGTGCGCTGTCGGTATCAACATTTGTCTCCATTTGCGCAGACATACTTACCAACTCCATAGCTAGTTTGTAACCTTTAAGAAGCCCATTCCACGCACCTGAATAATCACCAAAATCACCTGCAACTTTTGGAACAGTAACCATTGTTGGCTGTGTAGCGTTTGTAACATGATAACCAACACTTGTTAAAAGCATATAAACAGAGTTTGCTGCATTTATTCTGTCTTGTATTGGTGTTTCATCGCCTTTCAAGTTGCGCCTATAATGAGCTGCGACTAACGCAAAAGCATCACTTCTTTCTTTATCTCTTACACCATCAACGCGTGTTTCTTTCTCAGCTTCAGCAAACGCAGTATTAACTTCTGCAGCATTTTCCATTTGTGCGATAAGATTTGCTTCTGCTTTAGCGTGAGATATAAAAGAACGTATCATATTCTTTTCGTATCCTGCACGATTCAATCGTTTTGACCCTGACAATCTAGCATTGCGTTCGTCTAATGATTGAAAATAAAGGTCTTGTACTAACTTTTTAAAAGCTTGTTTTGCTTGCCCATCTATATTTGAGTCTTCACCTGCATTCAAAGCACCAAGAATCTTTTCAAATACTTGTGGGTTAGATACTCTGCCCTCATCAGGGTCAGGTGCTTTTTTTGTAGCGCTTCTAAACTTGTATTGTGGATTAGAATCCGTAAATTTTTTAGCTCTGGAAAACGTATCAAAAAAGCTTACAACATAATGCTTTGGATCTTGGCTTAGTTTGTTGTAGCGTTCTCTATCTTCTTTTGTTGCACCTTCTGCATTTCTTGCATCTTCTGCGTCTTTCATCTGTTGTGATTTGAGGACAGCTACGTAAGAACCAAAACGTTTTAGTGGAGCATAAGGCCCTTGCAGTGCAGCATCTGTAAAAAACTTCCCTTCCACACCAGCTTTCTTTGCTATTTCAATTTTTCGTAAACGCATTTTTTCACCATGCGCGAATACATCTTTGGCAATCTGTTGTTCTTCGGAAGTCAGCTTGTTAAACGCCCTTTCAAAAACAGGATCAACTGTAACTTCTTTTCCATCTATTTCAGGGTCGTACCCCCATTTTTGAAAGAATGTTGATTTGCCTAAAAAGTCGTTGAGTAGAGCTAGTCTTTCAGGTTTTAAGGCACGTGCTCGTAACGCAATACCCTCAAAACTTTTTCTTATTTCTGTACGAGTTTGGTCAATTTTAAGCATTCCTTCATACCATCGACCCAAAGATGGCATCTTTTCTCGCACTCGTCGAATAACCTGATGCAAAAATTCAGCTGATGCTGCACCCTGTCTAGCAATTTCTTTAGCTTCAATGAAAGCGTCCTTTGCTTTACTACCATATGAGTTATCTACGTGATCGTCAGATATACTAAATTTTATTTCTGCAACTCTGTTCTTCTTATTACCAACTTGTTTGCCGGGAGTTGTGCCGACTACAAAAAGATTATCTTCGTTAAAAATAACTACATTGTTAGCCATTCCTTCAGAATCTTGAGCAAAATTACCTAATGTACCTGCATCTGGGTAAATAACTCCTTTAACGCCTGCGTTATCAAGAAGCAAAGATACTACTTGGTCAGGACGTATAGCTTCGGGGGCATCAAGTAATTTTATTTGTTGTTCTTCAGTAAGATAAGTATAGGGTCGTCCAGTAATATAATTGTACTGCGTCATTGCCCAATATAAAGACTCTCCAGAAACTGTATCCATTATATTAGAAACAAGATCATCAGGAATATTTAATTGCTTTGAAACATCTAAAATTCCTTCATAGACTCCTGTATCTAACTTATCAAAAGCTTCATCATGTTGTTTTCTTAATTCTTTTAATATATTTATTTCTTTATCAAGCACAGTTTTTTCTCTGTTTGTGCTAGGTAATTGATTTTTATTTGTTACTTCTTCAAGAATTCTAAAGATATCAATATTTTCCATTCCATTTATTAGTTTAACAATTGCATCTTTAACTTGAGAATTGCTTCCAACGAAATCAACCCAAGGCAATAATTCTTCATCCGCAACTGTTGTGTCAACGTGCATAAAACTGCCTTCAACACGATTAGCATCTTGAACTGCTCTATATTCTTTTTGCGCAAGTTGTAAAAGATCTCTTTTTTGGTCAAATGCTTTAGCTGTATCGTTACGTTTAAAAGGTATTAAACTAAAACCCTTATTCGCCTCTACAAGTATAGTTTGTAATGTAAGTGGTTTGCCAAATCTTGTTTTAGTTATCATTTGAGTACCACTTCGATTAGGGTATTTAACTCTATAACTACCTCGTTTTCCATCAAAGACTAGATGAGGTTTTGGTAAATTAACTCCGGGTTCTGGAGTTGCAACATCTCTATCATCTGTAAAAATAGCGCCTGATCGTACAACACTGTTTGGTGGGTTTCGTAATATTGTCTGTAATGGTTCCGGCAGGGCAGAAAGAAAAAGTTTAAAATTTTCAGGATTGTCAGGATCTTCTTTTGCTTGTGCTTCTGTTTTTCTACTTTCATCAGCTCGTAGATAGAATCTAGCAACACCGAATCTTTCTGCAAGATAACTTCCCCATCCGTACGCTTGAGCTCCTTCTCCTTTACTCATAAATCTATGGTCAAACTTTTGAAAACTAGCGGCTGTACCATGTTTACGCGTTGACAGACTAAACCGTGCTGCTCCCCAACCTAAATCAACAATGTCTTGGGCAGTCATGGCGTCAATATTCATGTTGATTTTTCGTAACGCTCTTTTAAATAAAGCATAAAGATCGCGTACTAATCTACCAATTGGTGTTTGAACACTTGGTTCAACGCCTGCAAATGTTGCTTCTTCAAGAAAATACCCAATAAGTTCACTATTTTGTAATTCTTTATTAGTTTCTATTTCTGGTACTTCTAAGGTTGCTCTTGTTATTCTATCTAAAACTCTATTAGCTACAACACTTTCAATTGAGTTATCATTCTTGTCTGCAAACTCTTTAATTCTTTCCCCTAGTTTTGCTTGTTCGTCTAAAGAAATAAAATCATCAAGACCTTGATGCCCTCCAACTTCGTGTAAAAATACACCACGCTCACGTCCTTTTGGTATTCTATCTAAAATTACGTAAGTAACTGGAACGCCTTTATCATTTGGTTGAGTAAATGCGTAAAAATTTTCTTTAGGCACATCAACATCAATGTCTCCTCTGAGTCGGGCGGCTATCATATCGCCAACATCTCTAAAAGTTTTGACTCTCCAGTTAGTGTTCTTGCCTGTTAAATCTTTGAGAACCTGCTCAAAGTTTGCTTCTTTTTCATCAGTTTCTTGTTGTAATTCTGCAAAAGGGTCAACGTCATCAGGTACAACTGAAAAGCGACGTTTTGGTTTTTTAGACTCAACTTTTACTTTTCCTGCTTGGTCTTCGACTGCGGTGAAGCTGTCTGGGTCGCCTTCTTGGGGCTGTGTCTCTCGATTATCCTGAGTTCCGCTTTGTTCAGTTGTATCCCTGCCTTCTGGGCCTTCAACAGCCCGGGCAGCTTGTACTTCGTTGACCCTTGGTTGTTTAGTTTCTGCGTCATATCTCTTCTCTATCTCCCTTTGTTCTTGTCGCATTTGAGAATCAGAAATTTCTCCAACACGATTTTCTTCAACTACAGTAATCCACTCAAGTAAATCTTTTTTACTGAGATCTCTTACGTCTACAGCACCCTCTGACCTTGTGCTTCTCCATTGTGCTATAGCTTCTTGTCCATAAGTTTGAACCATTTGAATATTTTGTTCAGCTCGAGTCTTGTCAGCAAGTTCTTGCCTTTTGCTCTCGTATTGATCAGGTTCATTTGATCGAGCTTTTGTGTATTCTACATCTTCTTTGCTTACACCAGTAAACGCTCCTTGTCCTACAGAAGCTATAGTGCTTATCCCTTGTTGTTGAAAAATAGAATTATCAGCAACGTCATCGTCGGTAACTTCATCCGAATCCGGACGTTGATCAACTACATCTTGTGTATCTGCTAACTCATCAGTTGTAGCAGTTTCAGCAGTTCTAGCAGGTGCTTTTCTAGCTTGAGCTAATGCTGAAAGACGTTCCCCAATTAATTTCAACCCTTCTTTTTTCTGTTCAGCGGTTGCATTTTCTGGGATTATCCCCATTTCCTGCGCTATTTTAGTGCGAAATCTATTTATTGTAGTGCTAACAGCCTGTTTGCTTTTAACTCCTGCAAGTTCTGCAATTTTAGTAGGTTGAAACTTACCTCCTGCATACACATCATCTATATCAAATTTCTTATCGCCGAAAAAATGATCAGATAATACATCAAATATTTTCTTTTGGTCTTTAGATAGTCCTCTGATATTCACTACATCTTTTACATCTTGCTGTGTTAGTGCAGTAGTATCAGCTTGTGCTTCATTAGTTTCTGGCTCTGCTGCCGTTGACGTTTCTTCGTCCCTGGCAGCAACTTCTGCGTCAACTCGGTTTTGAAACGCAGTTTTACCGTTTTTATCTTTCTTGTAAAAACCAGTTCTATTTTCAAATGCTTGAGATAACCCACCAACTGTTTCCCAATTTTCCCCAAGTTTTTCTTCAGCGTATGCACGTTGAGCAGCTACAACTTTTCCTTCGGGTTTAGGAGGTTTTACCTCAGTTGTTTCAACAACAGGTGTTTCAGTTGTTTCAGTTGTTTCAGTAGTGGTTTCAACAGGAGTAGTTTCAGTTTTTGGTTTTGTTCTTCTAGCATCATTATCAACAGGTGTTATTGTGCCAGCAGCAATAGCTGATGCGTGAGCATCTAAAGCAGTATTGTACTCTTCAATAGCAACGTCCTTATCGTTTTTTGGTATAAAACTTTTTAAAAATTTATCGAGAAGAGCATTCTCCGCTTTTTGTGTAGTAGGATACTTTTGTAATCTTGCTTTGTATAGTTCGTACGCTCTACCAATCTCTGTTTGTGGGTTCAAAGCATCATTTTTGCGTTTTTGATTTCTTTGTTTAAAAAAATTTTCGTCAGATATAAACGATTTAGCAGCTTGCATACGAGCACGAGCTTGCTCCAACATCTGTTCTTCAGAAAGGGCTGCAGCTTTTGCGTCTTCTTCATCATTTTTATTTTGTAAATCTTCTAAATCTTGAGCTGAAAACAACTCAGTCTCGTCTGGTGATATTCTAGTTTCAGAGTTTTCAGTACCTTGGCTAGTTTTCAACGTTTCACTAGCTTTTTTAAGACCAAATGCAGCTACATCAACAGGAGCGCTTACACCCTCTGCTAAACTTTCAATAAGAATATCTCCCGGTGAAATTTCATCTCCTGATGCAACTTGCGCTAAAAATTCACCAGTACCACCGCCAAGAGCCTGTACTCCTGTTTGAGTTCCTATGCCCTTTAAGTTAAATTTTGCTCTTGAAGCTAAACCAAGAAATATTAAATCAGTTGCTGCAATAATAGATCCACGGGTAAAACCTTTATCCGCTTGCGCAGCCATAAAATCTTTATCTTTTACAGCAGCAAGAGCTTGTTCAGGGTTACTTAAATCATACCCTGCTTCTTGCGCTTCTGAAACAAGTTGTCCAAATCTTTCTTGAAGAAAAGTAGAACTCCCCATCACTGATGCTGCTAGTTTAGGACTTTTTCTTGCTGCTACTAGAACGGCAGCAAGCGTAGGTATCTGTTCTCCTGCAACTTGAAGAGCTCCTGAAGCTGTAGCTAACGGATCAGAAAGGGCCTGTACTATAGCACCTTCTTGCCCAAAAAATTTATCCGTCGATGTTATTTTTTCTAACTGTTTCCTTGCAGACTCAGACATAGGAAAATTTTCTTGCGTATAAAGTTCCCTTTCAATAACATCTTTTGCTTTATCTGCTGCTAATGCGTCTAGTTCATCAGCTGTATTTTTAGCCCCTTCTCTTTGCCACGACAGTGCTTTGTACCACCAAGGTCGTTCTTTTCCTTCAGCGGCAAGTCGGGCATCTTCCTCTTCTTTTTTTCTTTCAGCTGATGCAAGTTCAGAGAACTGCTCCGTCATCATAACATTTGGTATGTTTGCTAACCTAGATAGCCCTCGACGAACAGTGTTGTAAGTTGTATCAATAAGCCCTGTTGGAGTATTTGACTCAATCTGAGCTCTTCTTTTTTGACCTTCACGCTGTTCAATAAACTGTTTGAACAGTTGTTTTTGTTCTCTGTTTAAACCGCCCTGTTCAGAATCATCTTCATCTTCATCATAGATAGAAGCTACTGTTGCTTGGTTTTCCTGTTTAAACTGTTCAAAAAGTTGACGTTGCGCCTCGTTCATTACTAATTACCTGCTGCAATTATTTGCTCTCTTTGTGAATCACTAAGACTCAACCAATCCTCAAGAGGAGTACCGGCTGGAGGTTGGCTTATTAAACCAAGATTTAATCGTATTGTATTTGTGTAAGTTTGAAGTCCAACAGTATCTTCTCCAAAATCATCTCTTATCACTTTATAATCGTCACTTGTTAAAAATTTGTTAAAAGCCTCTCTTGCTTTCATATCATTCCACGTCAAGCCTTTTTCTCTTTCAACCTGTTGCAGTATCTTTTTAGCTTGTGCTTGTGCAAGTTCAGTGCTTGCTATTAACTGATTTTGTTTTGATAGTGCGTTCATTTTAGCAACGTCATTTGCCAGTTCTTGAGCTTCTATACCTACCTCGATACTATTTATCTGCGCATCAAGTTTTTCTATTCCTTTTTCAGCTGCACTAATACCTACTTTAGTTTGTCTATTAGCTAGTATATCAGCTGCAACTTGTAACCCAGTGCCGGGTTTTTGAATCTGCGATGACAACTGAGCTTCTATTTCGGCTTCGTTTGCCCCTCGAAACAATACAGATTCAGAATCTCCATCTTTTCTTACAAGAGTAAAACCTGACTCTTCGTTTCCTTTTAACTCTAATGATGTAGCAGCACCATCATCAACTTTATCATAGTACTTAATTAAGCCCGGCAATCCGTTTTTTTGTAGCGCGATATTAGCTTCCGCCGCAGTTTTAGCTGCAAGTTTTTGTAGTTTATCAAGACCGTACTCGTTTATAGTTTTTATAACAGCAGCTTTACGCTCTGGAGGTAAGTTAGCATTTTCGTACAAACGTATAGTAGCTGCTTGTGCCTCTTCAACGGTGTTTATATTGTTATCTTTTCGATACTTTTCGCTGTTAACTAATGTAATTATATCATCTTCTATTTTTTGAAACCCAACAAGCCTGTTTGCCGCTTCAATTTTTTGTGTATCCATTATATTTGCTAGTTCGCCGCTTCTATTAGCTATTTCTTGTGCATCGATACTTAAACCTTGTGACTCTAATTCACCCGGCAATAACTCATTACGTCTTTTAGTTTGGGATATCGTATCTGCAGTACCAGCTCTAGTGCTATCAAGAGTTGCGGATTGTTGATCTAATTTGCCCGGTAATAACGCGTCACGTTCACTTGTTATAGATTGAGTGTTAGCAGTATTTGCTCGAACATTACCAATATTTGCGTTTGCTAGTGCTGTCGCAAGAATTCCTCTTTGTTTTATTTGTTCGTTTAAAATAGCTCTGTTTAGTACATTTTCTCTTTCTTTTGCTTCTAAATTTGCAAGTGACTGTCGAACTGCTAGACCTTTATCTGGTTGCCCATATTTGGTGTATACATCCCCAAGAGCCTTATATCGTGCTTTTTCTAGCTCATCACCCTCCAGCCCAAAACCTAACCCTCCTTCAGCTGTAAACTTTTCGTCGTCCATAAGACGAGAGGTTTCTATATCTCTGCCAACTTTTTGAAATGTGCCATAAACACTGTTAAAGTTATCAGCAAATTCCTGCCACGGTGATTTACGTGCCATTACGCTACCTCCTTAAACTCAATTCCTAAGAGATCATATCGAACAGCTTTGAAACCTAAATCTGTATCTTCAACTGCTTCTGGATAGACAAGTTCAACCTCATCAGCCATTACGCCACGAAATCGTCTAGTAGTATCGCCAATATAATTAAACTCATAAAGTGTTAATGCTGTGCGTTGGTCAACTCCAACTTCTTTTACGTTTTCTTTCATACGTCTATCTGAAAAAGCACTATACACAGAAGCTGCTCCACCAAGAGCTCCACCAATATCGCCTAGAAGACTTCCTGATGTATTGATGTAAGTTTTAGTTTGGTTATTGAGTATGTTACTCAGCCCGCTCAAGTTCATTTTTTGACCAGTAGCTATTGTGTTTGCTCCAAGTGCCATATTGCCCATAAAGTTTTGCCCTGCAGATTGAGCACTTTGTCCTGCTGCTGAGCCTGCACCTGTTGCTCCGCCGTATGCGCCAAGCGATGCTCCTGCTAACCCACGACCAAGTCCTGCTGCATCTAATTGTCTAGCATATCCCATTTGTTCTGCCTGTCGTCGAGTTCCTGTCATAGCTGCTGCTCGAGTAGCTGCTTGTTGTAAACCAGCGGCTTGTTGCATTCCTGCAAACCTACCAGAGTTGGGGTTTATCCCCATTGCTGCCATAGCTCGTTGATTCTGTTGTTGTGAGATACCAAATGCCCGTCCAGCATCGGCTGCAGCCTGACTTGCCAACTGTTCTCTATAAGCTTCTGTATTAAAATCTTGAGCGTCTTGAACAATTGATCTTTCAAGAGGGCGAAAAACATCTCTTTGGTAATTGTAATAGTCTCTAGCTTGATCCATTTGTTCTGCTTGAGCTTGCATCTGTTGGTTAGCGATACTTTCAAGCATTGGGGCTGTTCGTTCGTATTGATCTCGTGCAAACGCTAGTTGTTCACGCCCTAATTCTGATTGAATACGCGCAGCTTCTGCAGATGCTTCCGCTAGTGGAGCGTAGTCGGGAGCTTGGACGGTATTTTTTCCCATAATCGCTTTCCTCTCATATAGTTCTCGGGCCAAAGCACGAGTATTAACAGATCTTGACCGGACGATCCGGCGTTTTTCATTATAGCTTCAATACGAAACCCAATGTGTATGTCTAGGTGGAGTGCTTTAGTGTTATCAACTTCCACCAATCCTGTAAGTCTTTGAAGCCCACAATCTTGAAACGCGTAAATAAAAGCGTGATCTAAAAGCTCTAAAAACAATTTGGTGGGTTTGCTGACTGCAATGTGGACGTTTGCATTATGACCATTCATATTCTCAAATACGATGCCACTTACTATATCGCCCTTAGTTTCAGCGCCCATAGCGTAGTAATCATGCCAATTTGCGCCATCAGACATCTGCTCGGCTACCCATTCGCCAACTCGATATTTATCATCAAATATTAATCGAGATGTAGACATAACTACTCCTGATCACACGTTATCATATTAGACTGTAATTTGACAATCATTTTATGTTTTCTTAGTCTTTCCACTTTTTCCGCCAGTTTTCTTCTTTTTTGCTGCTGCAATTATATCACCACGTGTTATTTTCTTTTTGTTTCCGTACATTGCAGCAAGTCTTTTTTGTTTTGGAGTATACTTAGAATATGGCATTACTTCTTCCTCTTTCTTTTAACAATAGTTTTAACATTTGTTGGTTTACCTCCAACTCCTTGAGCTTTTGATCGTTTTCTTGATACTGCGCTTTTGATTTGAGCTTTAGTCATTGAAGCTGCTTTACTTCTTGGGACACACTTTGGGTAAGCGCGCTTAGACTTTTTAGCAGATTTACGCCCGCAAGGTTGGTACTTACCGTTTTTCTTGGGCGCACCAATATCAACCCAGTCACCTTTGGGCCCTTTACCAAACCAAGCTTTTAATCCACCAGAAGGCTTTGCCATTATGCGTACCCTCCTCCTCTTTGCTTATACGTCCTAACCAACCACCCGTTTGCGTAAGCTGATGGATAGACCTTGAACTTACGTTTAGCTTCAGCTTTTACTCTTGCGTATAACGCAGGATTTGTTGGTCTTGCTCCTGATTTTTTCTTAGTAGATTTTTTCTTCTTTGTAGCCATGACAACCCTTTCTTATGTTAACACTTCCATCTTCTTCTTGCTTGTCGTAAACGAGAATTAGGATTCTTTGCTGCTTTTGGAAACTTTTTCATCTGTCCTGCTGATCTTGCGCAAAATGATTTACGCCTTTTAGCCGCTTTACTTCCCGGTTTTACTTTACCCGTTACTGCTGTTTGGAGTTTAGAGCCGGGATTTTTACGCCTGTATGCAGCAACACCCGCTCGTGTCATTCCCGCACCTGCTTTAGTAGGACGGAAGTTCTTTTTGTTGCGCTTTGGCATATTATCTCTCTTGCGAGCCATCCTCTTCTCCTTTCAAACAAAGCGTTGGTCGTCGTGTGCAGCTCCACATGTCAGGGCGATCAAGCGGAGGCGGCATATAGGGAGGTAATTTATTCATATACATCACATCTTCTTGTTGTGTTTCCTGAATCATAAGTTGCGTCATCAAAAATATCTCCAACATACTAACGCGTTAACAGTTCAATAACTAGAAAAAGTTTAAGCATTTCTATCATAATGTACTATCCAACTATCCATCATGTCTGTACGTATAAGTTCTGGTTGAGAATCTATTTCAATATCAAGTATATCTTGTGTTGTCATATCTTTAGTCAACCACTTTTCAAGGTCTGCATCTGTTACTTTATCAATATCTATAAACGTATCATTGCTACAAACGTAATTAATATCTTTGCTCAAATCGTAATTTTTAAAACCTTTTGGGTGCTGATCATTTGTAATTTTCCAATAAGCTTCTATACGAACAATGACATTTGGAAACCTAGCAAATTCTTCTACTTTATATACTTTAGTAACAATAAATTCTCTTTTATACGCCATTTGTTCTCCTAAGTAATTCCATAGTAAGACTTATCCGTTATCATAAGATTTACAGGTCTACTGGTTTGATCAAATATTTCATCTTGATCGTAAGCTTTTATAGATGGCATAGTACCAACAGTCATCTCACCAATAACAAATCCTGCAAGAGCCCCACCAATAACAGCTAATGCAGCACCTCCGGTAAAAACAACTGCAATAATACCTAATATTGCTCCAAGAAGCCCTCCAATACCACAACTTGTATCTACATATTGATAGGCTGCTCCTCCAAAATCAGCTTTCCAAGTAGCTATTTGAGTAGCTTGATTTTGTGGATGTCGTAAAACTCCACGAAAAGACGCCCAAGATTTATACTCAAACGCATATTGCTTGCTAGATATAACAATTCCAAAAATTTGAGCACAGACAATAGTTCCTGATCCGTTGTTTATATACGCTAATCCTCCATAGGCAGAAGGCACAATACTATATAGTTTGTTTGATGTATTATTAACAGAAGCTGAAAATGAACTTTCTTGATTAGCTGTAAAATTTACATGTTGAGTAGTTGTGTAACTGTTTGCTCCTAGTGAAACTGAACCTTTTGAGTTTGTTTTTATAGAAGACGGGTGTGTAATTGTTACAACATCGTCAACACGAAGAGGACGTTTACTGTCTGTAAACACAAGATCTGAGTTACCATCAAATACAGCTATGCCATTATCGCTTAACGTTACAGCAGAACTAGGCAATTCAGTTAGTGGCGCAAAAGCGTAAACAGCAGGTGCTTGATTTGAGTTGCCACTGAATAACAGGTTAACGACCCACTTTGAACCTTCGTTAACAACATCCATTATACAAATTTCTTGGTTGTTGTGGTTTGGGCAGTAAAAAGGTATAAAAAAATCAACATCTAAAGTGATGTCATATTGTATAATATGCCCCATATCATAATTACTTGATCGAGTGCTTGCATTAATAGCGACATGATGATCGCCTGTATAAGTTGGTTGCACCGCACTTGTCGTCGTTGACATCTGGCCTGCATAAACGACGGACGAATAGTCACTATGAAATGCTATCTTATTGTCAGTGCCATATGCAACAATACCGTAACTCATCGACCTAATACCAAATACTGATGGTTTGATCCGTTAGAGGGTTGAGTTATAGTTATATTTGTAGAAGTTTGAGAGCTAGTAGGACGAAGCTCTTCTAAAGAAGTGTCTCTTATTCCAGTAGGCGTAAAAATTACCTTGAACTCTGTTACGTTTGCGTAATCACTTTTGGTTAGTGTTACTGTTGTTGCGGAAGTTAAAACGCCTTTAGTTATTACACTAAAAGCACTATTAGTAATATTTAAACCATCAACCTGTATTCCATACGCCATTACGACAGATCTCCTATTTTTACTCGAAGAGTTGACCCGTCAAATACTTCAATTTTTGTAGAAGTTATCTTCAACCTGCTACCTGATGATGCGTTAGCTACATCTAATGTTCCACGAAACGTAGCATCATTTGCTTCTATCTGCCCTGTTTTATCTATCTTCCAGCCTGCAGTTCCAGAAGCATAATTTGAAGATTGTATAACATTGCCAATCTTAGCATTTTCAATTGCACCATTAGCTATATCTGCTGTTTGAATTGTAGCGTCTTGAATGTTTGCACTTGTAATTGTACCGCTAGCAATGTTTGCGCCTTCAATAGTTGCGCTATCTATTTTTGCACCTTGAATTGTTGCGTTCGCAATATCACCATTTACAATCGTTGCGTCAGCTATTTTAGCGCTGTCGATAGCTGCGTCTTGCACCATAGCATTTGTAATCGAAGCATTATGTATGAACGCGTTTTTCATATAAGTTCCTGCGGGAACCTGCACTCCATTAATTGTTGTCGTTGTATCTATCTGAAAAAAAGGAGATTGAGAGTTTGTTCCGAAAGTTTCAACAAGCAACTCCATAAGAAAGTTAGGACTAGAAGATGTAGAACCAACTACTCCGCTGACTGCATTGTACGCACTAGCAAGTCCATTTTGATTTATATTTCGTACCCAATAGTATCGTGTTGCTGTACCGCCAATGTTATGTGAAAAACTATTACCAGCTGTCATACCAACAAGTTCAGCGTTACCGAGAGTATTCCCAGTATGCGCCCAGATTTCAGTATAGGCATGACCCGTATATGTAGGTGCATTCCAGCTTACTATAATATTTGCAGTTGCTCCTGATGCGCTCAAGTTTGTAGGTGCAGATGGATTTTGAATAGTATTATCAACGACAGTTGTTAAATGTCCTGCAGAGTTAGTAGACGCTAAACCTGCTACAATCAGTTGTCGTGCGGTTACAACTGCATCATCTCCACCAGAGTCTAAAGCTTCTCTAACCCGTTGAACAAACTGTTGAAGATCACGAGGTAGCGGAGACGTAACTGCTGGAAGATCCCTAGACACCTGCTAACTCCGACATTGAATTTGCAACTGATAATGCAAAAACTTCATTAGAACCTTCTATCTGCATTTCCCAATCACGTCCTACTTTAGAAGGAAGCCTAAATGGATCTCTGCTTTGGACTGTTTGCGTATGAACTAACGCACCATCTGCATAAACTTTCAACGTCATTGGGTAAGCTTCTGCTTCTAACTGCGCGCATGAAAACCCCATAATTTGCGGCATTGTAAATTTCTTAGACTTCCATGTATATGTTTTTGAACTACCATCTCCAAAAATTTTTATTTTATTTCCGCTGTCAACTACAGCTACGTATAATTTGTCTGCTAAAAGATCGTGGTATCCTGCATTAGCATAGATGTCATGTAGTATGAATTGCCCACTTCTTACATCAAAAATAAACCCTCCTGAAGTAGATCCATTATTGTAGAAACCAATATATTGATTATCTTGCTGGTACGCATGAATTGAAGCTGGCGCAAAAAATGTTTGCCATTGAGAAAAATCAAATAAATTTTCAGTAACTATCCTTGATCCCCCACCTGATAGAAACATTAGCCCGTCAGGAGCCGCATATAAAACCCCTCCCATCAAACTAACAATACTTCTTTTAGACACACAGGCTTGCTCAAGATCAGATTTAACTACTGCCATATTACTAGGATGCGTCCCTTGTATAAAATATGGTGTGCCTTTTGTAAGTACAACAAGTGTTGTATCCATACGCCCAAGCCCCACAACAGGAAAATCTAAAGTCTGGATATAACTTTCGGGCCAAGCATAAGGTTTGTACGGATCAGAAAAGAAAACATCTCTTCCGTTAAACCCTGCTAATATTCCATTTGGTAAATTTATAAGACCCTTCAATCCAGCTGGAGGTGGTGTGTAAAACAATGAAGGTAGTTCTTCTCCAAGAGAATCTGCAGCAACGTTGTCGGTAAAAGAAGATGTTGCAACAGTTACTTCTGCTACAAACAAAAATACTCCTGCTACAGCACGATAGATACGACGGTGACTAACAATGTAATCACCTCCGGGAACAGCAGGAAAATTTGTTAGTTCAACTGTTTGACCCGTAAATACGTCAACAGAGTTTGATGCAGGAGAAGGAGCAGATTCAAACTCAAACCCTGATTCTTTATTTACAAAAGTCATAGCATAAACACGTGTTTCTTTTGTTTCGTTAGTGTTTGAAAATGAATTTGCTGTAGCTGTTACAGCTGTAGTAGGTGCAGGTAATCCTAACGGTCTTGATACTGTTGGCATTGTACCGCCCGATGTACCAATAGCTGCATATGTAGCTTTAGGAATACCGTCACCAGTAAAAAAAGTCCATTCAGAGGTGTCGCCTGCGATTTGGCTGCGCGCAACATCGACGTCGGTTGTCCAATGAAACCAATGTTGACTATCAGATAATGTATCTTGCCCGAATCTATAAATACTTTGGATAGTGCCGGACTTATCAAGAGTTGCAACAGAACTCCCAAGATCAGAAAGAGATTGAATACTACCTTGAAATACAGGACAGTTTAATGCTGTTTGCGCTTGGGTTTCTTCAAGATATCTAGGAGGAACAATTGGTGCTATTCCTCCAAAACTTTTTAAATTTAAAACCGCCACTATGCCTCCTTTTAATCCATAAGCTCAAAATGTGGCCCGTCTATAAATGGACGACGCCCTTGAGAACGACGTAAGTCTATATAAGCGTTCATAGCTTCTTCTGCTGTTCCGTCCCAATCACGAAAATCGTCTATATGCCATGCCGCGCCCCACCTAATTTTAACGCCTTCTCGCACAGCTGCTTCTTTCATTGCATCCGCTATGTCATCGTACAGGTTCAACTCCCAGCTCGCCCGTCCAGAAACATACGCCATTAAGTCGACGGCATCTCCTGT